CATAGCTTCGACACGTGACCACAGGTCTACGTCGGGAAGATCGGGGTCAAGGATCAGTCGTACGACGTTGATCTGCGCTTCGCCGGGCACCTCGGCCCTGGAGCTTCGCTGAGGAATCCAGGCAGCCCTGGTGTCGATGTAGTCATCGCCGGGGACCAGCTGCACATTGCCGCGATTGTCGGTGACTTGAATGGTCTTGTAGATGCGCACCGTTACGCCTCGTCGGCGTTGCAGTGAGGGCATTAGTACAAGTCCCACTCAGTCAGAAATGGGATAGGCGCCCCATCGCCGTCAATCGGGACAAGGGTCTGGGGATCGATGCGGCGGCGATCATGCGAGTGATGTCGCATCGGGCCCCAAGCGGTGGTGATTCCCGAGTAGAGTCCGCTCGTGTTCTTGCCGGCGAGACTGGCGAGCATCGTCTTCTCTTGGGCCGTGAAGTAGGCCGTTCCAGCCTGTTCGCCAAGGTCAGTCCATGCCAGCGTTTCGTCACCAGCGCGGCTCTGGGTATAACCGTCTGGGTTGCGCATGAACCTGGCGGCTGCTCGCAGCACCAGGCTCTTGGCTTGACGGGGAGCCGTGTCGCTGTCCCATGTATCCAGTCCGTGATAGCGAGCGTCATCGCTGAGGTCATCGAGTGCGCCTTGAGCGACGCCTTGCTCCCCACTATCGAGAACCCAGTCCAGACGAGCTTGAAGCTCATCGACGGTGGCGAGAGTGTCAGCCACATGTCCTCCTAGGAGAGAAGGAGGGGAGTCTCCCGAAAGAGACTCCCCTCCAAGTTACACACTCGATTAGTCGTCAGCGACAGTGCCGGTGGCAGTACCAGCCAGATGAGCGCCCGGACCGGTGACGCCGGTGATGATCGCCAGCTCCTCCGACTCGGTGACCTTGCTCGTGTCGATGAAGCTCTTGTTTGCGGTCAGGATGCCATCCCAGTCGGACTCGATACCGGTCCAACCAGTCGGCAGGGACGGGTAGACGGAGGCGCCATCGAGAACGATCTTGATGCCCTTCAGGAAGTGCTCGTAGCCCGAGATGACCTCGCGCTCCTTCGCATCGGCCCAGCCGGCGAGAACATCGGTCACCTCGGAGAAGCCGACATAGGTATCGCACGTGGAGCGGTCCACGAAGTAGTCGTTGTCGTACGACACGAGGTGACGCATCGACACGCCCTCAAGGCTCTGGGTAGCGCCCTTGCCGGCCTGCGAGGCAGGAATGCTCGGGGCAGCATTGAGGAAGATGAAGCCGTTCGAATAGAAGGCATACGCCTCATCGGAGCCGATGGTCTGGTCGACCACAACATTGAAGCCGAAAAGACGGCCGATGCTGGCGTCGGCCAGGGCACTCTCGGCGCGAGCGTCAGAGACCGCCGCGGTAAGGGCGAGGTTCTCGTCGGTCAGGATCAGGGCCTCAACGTTGGTGCCCACGATCATGTAGCGGCTATCGACCGGGACGTTGAAACGGTTGAGGACTCGACGAGCCTCCAGGAAAGCGCCGCGCAGGTTGGCCGCGGCATCACCAATGGTGACCGCGTACTCCTGGGTGCGAAGCTTGTTGACCGCGCGCCGGTTCAGACCGCGGGCGATTGCCTTGACCTGCGGCGCCAGGAGCTTGCCCCAGCGATCAAGGTCGAAGTCGGCCTGCTCGTCGGTGACGGCGACGCCGTTGTAGACGCGACCCTGGAAGCTCACGGGATACGTGCGCTCCTCGTAGAGGTCGAACTCGACCTTCTGTCGGCCGTTGTACGGGCCGGTACCAGTGCCGGTCGAGCCGGACCGCCACTCGTAGTCGTGGAAGGGGATGGTGCCCTCGACCTTGACGTTGTAGGTCTCGTTCTCGGTGCCCTTGAAGTCGTCCACGCCCTCCTTCTGGAAGAGGTTCGGGATGACGAGCTCCTGCTCAAGCATTCCGGTCGCGAGGTCGACGATCTTCTGCGGCTTAACGACGCTGTGCTCGTTGGTAGCCATAAGCTCTCTTTCTGAAATAAGAAAGCGCCCACCCGATGGGTAGGCGCGTAGTCAGGTTGTGTGGCTCAGCGGCGCTTGCGTGAGCCATGCTTCTGCGCGAGTTCACGGGGGCCGAGACCGGCGTCAGGGTCACGATCTCGGGGGCTTAGGCCACCTTCGAGGTCTACGTCCTGATCATCGTCGCGGGCGAAGTCGGCAGCGAGCTCCTTCGCGTCGGCCTCCAGCTCCTCGCGGGTGTCACCTACGAGGCGGTTCCAGAGCTTCTTCGGGAGCTTGTGGGTCAGTGCGATGTTCTCGACCAGGAGCTCACGCTTCTCCTTGGCGGCATTGGCCTCGTCCTTCTCGCGCTCAGCCTTGAAGCTCTCGATGAGCTCGTCGACCTCTGCGAGGGTCTTGACGTTCTTGAGCTTCTCCTCGGCCTCCCGCAACTTGGTGCGGTAGCTCGCGGCCTCGGTGTTCGCCTTGGTCAGCTTCTCCCGAGCCCACTCAGGCAGCTCGTCGCCACCCTCCTTGTCGGTCTCCTCGGACTCCTCGGAGACCTGCTCCTCAGACTCGTTGGTCTCCTCAACCTCGCTGGTAGCCGTCTGCTCGTCAGCAGCGGTCTCCTCGTCGGTCGCGTCGGTGGTCTGCTCGGTCGTGCTCTTGGTGTCAGGCTTCGACACTGGTTGTTACCTCCTGGGTAGCGCCACTACGCCGCTGCCACCTGGGACTTCTGCGACTTGGCTTCGTTTCTGATGAAGAGCCGCCATGCAGAGATGGCAGCGTTGCCGCCGAGCCCCTTGGTCACTTCAGGCCAGAGCTCGCCGTACTTGCGGTTCAGGGCGAAGAAGTCGCCCTCCAGTTGTTCGCGTGCGTAGATCGGCACCGCGTAGCACTGGCAGTTGTCGTGATACAGGTCGAGGTCCCCGTAGGTCGTAATCGACCCATCGGCGTTGACGCCGGTCCCTTCGCTGGATCTGTACATGGATGACTTCGCGACGAAGCCACGCGAGATGAGCATTGCGCACCAGCCGCACGGTGTGCCGGTTCGGGAGACGCGGACGTAGCCCAAGACTCGCTTGTCCTGTGTGCCGAGGTCGTAAAGGGAGCCCCTGGCTCCGTTCATGACCTCGCGGGCTGCCGTCGCGGCCTGCCTATTGCCGGCCTGCTTGTGAGCGAGCTGACGCTCTGCCTCAACCTCGTCGACTGTCTCGTGCTCGATCGCCTTGATCTTGCGATCCATGTTGTCGGGACCGAGAGCCTGAAGGGCATCCTCGATCTGCATCTTGGCCTGGCGATCGGCCTCATCCATCTCGGCCTGGAGGTTGTCTAGCTCCTCGACCAAGATGCGGTCGTTCTCGTCGATCTCGCCATCCTCCGAGCCCGCCTGGGGCTCATCGATGTTCGAGGTGTCGGAGGGATGGATGAGACTCTCGAACTCCTGCTTGAGCTCGAAGATGCTGACGTACTCCGCCGGCTGCTCACCTGGCTTAGCAATGGTGGTTCCAGTGGCTACGGCACGCTGATAGCGGTAGTAGGCCAGGGCGAGGTCCTTCGCCCGGATACGTCGATTCATGACATACGAGACAGCGGAGGCGAGCCACTTCTCAGTGGTCCGTCCCGCGCTGTCCGTTGTGACCGGAGGAACGTCTTGCCAGAGGGTAAGTGCGTCCTGCATGGACTGGGCACCGAGCTCAACCAAGGCGATGTGGAACATCGTTGAGGTGCGTTCGAGCTCTGCTTGCTGCTCGGGGGTCATTCACTCACCCCTGTCAGGCTGCGGCTTGCTTGGTACTCGTCGCGGTAGTTGGGGTGGCGCGCAAGGTCGAGCTCAGCGAGCTACCTCGCTGGAGCGCTTGTGCCTGCTGGGCTTCGGTGTCGTCTTCCTCGCGCAGCTGGTTCCAGTAGTCGATCTCGTTCTGCGTGACATCGGGGACTCGGGACCACAGGCCGCGCTTCGGGATCTCCAGCTGGTCGGCCAGCTTGCCGAGAGCGTCAGCCGACTGGGCCAGAGACTTGCTCTCCATGTCTCGCCACAGAACTTCGCCGCCGAGGTCTTCGTAGACCGCGATGTCGCCAGCCAGGGCGCCGGCGATACGGAAGACGCGCTCCCAGCTCTCGCCGAACATCTTGCGGAACTCTTCGACCTTGCGAGACAGCGAGGTCTCGGCGGCCTGAAGCGCCTCGGGAGATGTTC